TCGCATGTATTACCTAATATGCAAAAAGAAGCAGCAGAAAAATTAAATAAAAGGTTATTTGGAGGATGATTATTCATACTCTCGCCAATTGGTCGCCAACTCCGTCGCCATCTAGCCAAATACTCTTAAAAGTCTCAGATTTCATTAAAAGAAAAAAGCCTATAAACGTTGATAAATCAACGTTTATAGGCATGTAAAAATGATGGTCCCGACTGGTCTCGAACCAGCGACCCCCACCTTGTCGAAGTCGATTAATAAGGCAAGAATACTGATATAATCGTGTTTATAGTGAGTTAGTTTATCGTTATTTTTACTGATTATTAACGTTTTGCACCAATTTTTGCACCAATTTTGCACCAACTATTTTTCAACCGTTTTCGGCTGAAAGAGACTTTCAAATGTTTCAGCAGCTGCTTGATCAGCAGATCGCAAGGCATGACCATAAGTGTCCATGGTGATTTTAATATTAGCGTGTCCTAGTCTTTCCGAAATTATTTTAGCGTGTACACCTTGAGCAATTAATAGGCTTGCGGAAGTATGACGTAGATCATGAAGACGAATGTATTTAATATCTAATTTCTTAGCAAACTTATTCCACCAATGAGTAGCTGATGAAGGATGTACATAAGTTCCATTTCGTTGATGGAATACCCATTCACGTTCAGTTTCCGTCCAATTCTTTGCCTTTAATTTTTCTTGTACCCAATGAACTCGATATTTTCTTAACTCGTCCATAACAGATGCTGGGAGCGATACAAGACGATTAGAAGAATTGGTTTTCGTGTCTTTGATTTCTGTTTTGCCATCAGCGGATACAATACTTTGATGAATGTCTAATCTACTTTTTTCGAAATTAATATCTGACCATTCAAGCGCTAAGTTTTCTCCTCGTCTAATTCCAGCAACAATAGCAAGCATGGCAAATATACGCCACTTAAAAGGTTCGTCATTTAGAGCGTTAAATATAATAGCAACTTCTTCTTCGTCATAGGCACTTACTTCTTTTTTATTTCTATTTTTGGGTTTGTTAACGCCTTCTAAGGGATTTCTAACTAGTACTTTCCATTGAACGGCATATTTGAAAATACTTCGTAAAGTTCTATAAACATCAAACTTCGTATAAAAAGAAAGTTCTACATTGCTGCCATCTTTTCTTTTCAATTCATCCATAAGTGTTTGCAACATTAAAGTGTTGATCTCGTCCATTCGCACGTGTCCAATAACAGGCAAAATATTAGTCGTTAACTTTGATTCATAATTTACAAAAGTAGTACTGGACAGTTCTTTCCTGGCAAATTTCTCTAACCATTCATTCGCAAAAGCTGAAAATAACATCTTCTCCGGTTTTATATAATTGCCTGAAAGTACTTCTTGTTTAAATTTCAAATACTCATGTTCTAAATGTTCTTGGAGTTTTTTAGGGGACATTTTTTCTGTAACTGTGTAAGTGGTAGTTCTTCGTGGATACTCACCCTTAGCGTTTTTAGGTAAACTAACCACAAATCTATATGAGTTTTCTCCTCTTGGGGTAATACTTGCCATTTTTAAAATCTCCTTTCTACTTGTTATTTATATCTAATTCATATTTATATAAGAAAAGAGCTAGACGGATGAGTCTGCTCTTTCTTGTTTAATTTACTAGCGCTAGTCAATTAAAGGTCTACCGTAAATCTTATTGCTTTTCCTAAAATGGTGATAGGGTTTTCTTTCGTAACAATAATTGGTTCAAATTCGTTGTTATCAGGCATTAACATGACAATGTCGCCTTGTCTTTTAACTCTTTTTAAGGTTGCTTCATCGTTTCCATTAATAAGAACTGCTGCTATTTCTCCGTTTTCCACTTCGTTTTGTTGTCGAATCATTACAAAACAGCCGTCTGGGACTGTAGGCTGCATGGATTTCCCTTTTGCTTCAAGTATAAATAGTTCACCAGAAGGTAAATTATCAGCAAATTCATATCGATAACCTTCAATATTTTCTTCGGCAAGTATCGGATCTCCGCATGCTATTTTTCCGAGGACAGGGATTCTAACGGTTCGTGGTGATATTTCTATTAGGTTTGTTGGTTGTTCTTCTGTTAAATCTGAACGTCTTACACCAAAGTAATCAGCCATTGCCTGCAATTTGTCTGGTCTTGGATATGTTTCTCCTTGCATCCAATTAGATACCGTTGATTCAGGAAAACCTAAATCACGTGCCATATCTGTTTGACCAATCCTCTTTCTCTCTAAAAAAGTTTGTATGTTTTTGATAAGAGTTTGTTTCATTTTATCTACTTTCGAACTTTTTTCATTGTCCTCTTTTTTCATTAATTTCACCACCTTCTTATTACATACTACTGAAAATCGGTAGTAAAGTAAAACGAAAATCCGTTTAAAAAGTATTTTCTTATACCTACACCCTTGACGCTTCGGATAAACGGTATTATATTAAGTCTATGAGAAACGACAGGAGGTGATAAGATGTTACAAATTTCGCTAGAAGCTTCACGGATAAATGCTGAACTTAAACAAGAAGAAGCTGCTAAAAAATTGTGCATAACCGCAAAAACACTTAGCAACTATGAGCGTGGTATAACAGCAATTCCAGCGCACGTTTTAAAAAAAGCATCAAAACTTTACAATGTACCAGAAGAAATGATTAGATTACCTATTGTCGATGACGGAAGTTACGATGAAGATTTTTTTTTAATCAGTAGTACCGTTTAACCGAATTATTTAAAAGGAGGGAGGTGCGAGTCGTGGAAAAGATCACGCTGACCGTAAATGAAGTAGCTGAATTATTAGGGGTATCAATTGGAACTATTTATACAATGGCGAGATTACATGAGATCCCTCATAAAAAGATTCGAGGACGAGTTTTGTTTCATAAAGAAACTATTGAAAAATGGTTTATCAATGAGGAGGTTTCACAGTGAAAAGAATAAACAATTACTTCTTCGATACAGAATCTATCAATCTATCAGATTCTCTCTGGTTCTATGGAACATATAGCATCTCCATTGCAATCACATTAGGAATTTTCATTTCAGTCTTATAAAGGAGATAGAAATTGAAACTAAGTAGATGGTTATCCATTCCATTAGAACAACGCCTGGCACTGATAAGTAATGCGATTAAGTCGTCAAAAGTTATTAAATAAAATCGAAGGGAGAAAGAAGTATGAATGAATTAACTGTAATTAACTTAGAAGGTCAACTTGTAACCGAAAGTCGTGAAGTTGCAGAAATGATTGGGAAAGAGCACAAAGAATTAATGCGATCTATACGTCAGTATTCAGGTGTTTTAACCAGCGCAAATTTGCGCTCGTTAGATTTCTTCATTCCAAGTTATTACAACGATGCAAAGAAAGAACAAAGACCTTGTTTCTTATTAACGAGAAAAGGTTGCGACATGGTAGCCAATAAAATGATTGGTGATAAAGGAATACTTTTTACCGCTGCATATGTCACTCGCTTTGAAGAAATTGAAAATCAAATAAAACAACCAATTTCAAGCACCAAAGCACTTTTACAAGCAGCACTTGAACAAGAAGAACGAATTGGATTTGTAGAAGGTCGAGTTGAATCACTTGAAAACAACATGCGTATTGATGGTGGACAAGAGTACCGCATTAGTAAAAACGGTAAAAGTAAAGTTGTTGAATGTTTAGGTGGTATCGGTACCAAAGCATATAAAGAAATGAGTAAAAGGGCATTTTCACAATTTTGGAATGAATTTAAGAGATACTTTGAGATTCCTAGATACGGAGAATTACCAAAAGTACGTTTTGATGAAGCTTTACAGTTCATTAACGAATGGTCTCCTAATACTGCAATGCGTATGGAGGTTAAAGCCTTAAACACTCAACAGCGATTGCCATTAGGAAGTGATTTTTAATGAAACATCAATTTTTATTTCAGGTTAAGTACACCAGTATGGTCCGGACCCTGAAGAAACACATATAGCTGTTATAAAAAATAACGTTTCTAGTGTGGTTCATCTAATTGAAAAAATGTATGGTGCGGACGTTGAAGTTGTCGAAGCAAAGCAAACCCATTGGCTTGGATTAGTAGAGGAGTGAAAAAATGAATATTAATCTTTTTAAACCAGAAGATCAACCATCTGCACAAAAAGAAATTGATTGCATTATAGATTGTTCAATGATGTTGGAAGTGCATATAGAAAAAGGGGATTTTACTAAAGCACTTGATTTAACACTGGATATGTCTAAATCTATCGTTGCATTACGGAAGCTGATAAAAGCAAAAGAGATTAATAGTCAGATGGATTCCATAGCAGCAAAGCTAGCGAGTCTTGGTATAGATATATCTATTGTCTTTAAACACTTGGACACAAAAAAGCTGAATGACTCTGCAAAGTCTTCAGCATACAAATAAATATTCAACTTCATTATCTTTTATTTTTAGCATTTAGTCAATAAATTCCAAAGAAAGGTGGGTATTATGAGTGACGTTAAATGGATTAAATTAAGTATGAAAATGTTTGAAGACGAGAAAATAAAGCTCATCGAACAAATGCCAGAAGCTGATACTATGCTTGTTATTTGGATAAAACTATTATCTCAGGCAGGAAAATCAAACGATCATGGATATATTTATTTGTCTGAAAATATTCCTTATACAGATGAAATGTTAGCAACTATATTCAATAGACCATTAAATGTTGTCAGAATGGCCCTTGGTGTATTTAGAAAGTTCGGCATGATAGAAATCGATGAAGATAACTTTATCAGTATATGCAATTGGGAAAAGCATCAGAACGTTGCTGGACTAGATAAAATACGTGAGCAAACTCGACAAAGGGTAGCTAAATTCCGAGAAAGTAAAAAGCTCGTTCAGAATTTACCTCCTGTAACGTTACCTGTAACGGATTGTAACGCAACAGATATAGAACTAGAAATAGAAGAAGAACTAGATATAGATATAGATAAAGAAAGAGATAAAGAGAACATCACTAACGTTCCTTCTTCTATATATCAAGAAATTATCGATTATCTAAATAAAAAAGCAAATACGAATTATCGTTCTACTTCAAAAAGTACACAAACTTTAATTAATGCACGATTAAAGGAAAAGTTCACACTAGAAGATTTTAAAACTGTAATAGACAAGAAGTCATTCCAGTGGATCAATGACTTAAAAATGAATGTGTACCTTAGACCAAAGACATTGTTTGGTACAAATTTCGAATCCTACTTAAACGAAAAAGGAGGGATAAACAATGCATTCAATAGGGAAAGTAATCAGCAACCTATCAAAACGTATACCGATGGACTCAACTTCTAAAATTTGTGAAAATCATCCTCTTCGAGTAGAAAAACCTATTTTCAAAGTAATGTTCGAAGGAAATGAAATTTGCCCTGTATGTGAAAGTAATCGTAGAACTGTGGAACTTAGCAATTTAGAAGATATGAAAATCAAAGGAGTTATGAATAAAGTTGATTATGGTACTTTTCGCAATAAAAGCATCATAACTGATATTGGCCTACTGGAAGCATCTTTCGGCAACTACGAGGCTAGCGAACCAGAAACTACTAAAAATAAAAACAGAGCTTTGGAGGCTTTTTCTAAGTACAAGGAAGGTGAAGTATTCAATATATGGTTTACAGGTTCACCAGGTGTTGGGAAAAGCCATTTAGCAATGTCAATATTGAGAAACCTAAATGAATTTGGAGAAAAAGATAAGCAGTGTCTTTTTATATCAGTGGACGAAATGCTTCTAAAAATACGAAATAGTTTCGATAACAAAGAAAGTAAGTTCACAGAGTTTTACTTTGCAAACCTACTTTCGAAAGTTGACTATTTAGTTCTTGATGATTTAGGGGCTGAAACAGGTGGGACAGGTACAACCAAGAAAGCTACAGACTTTACATTGAGGGTGCTCTATTCAATTGCAAATGCAAGACAGAATAAATCAACTATGATTACAACCAATCTATCAAGAACAGCATTAGAAGCTATGTATGATAGAAAATTAGTATCTAGGTTAATGAAAGACACTTATCTGATCGACTTCAAGGATACTTCGGACAAGCGTATTAAAAACATTCAATTCTAGGGGGGATTGAAATGGCAAACTGGATACCAGGACAAGGTTTTTACCTTGTACAACCATATACAGGAAAGGAACAAAATAAAACAGACCTTAAATTATTAGAAATCCGATTACAAGAAGCTGAAATTAGATTAGGTGTTCGAAATGGCTAAACAAAAATGGATCCACCTCTATCGTCTAGAAAACTCTCAAAGAGTTTGGATATATGAGCCATTACAAAAACATGAATTAAACGCTCGAATCCGTAAAGGATGGAGCGAATGGAAAGGGAGATGAAAAACATGTGCCCCAACTGTGCAAGTAAAGAAACAGGTTCTTTTATAAAAAAACAACCAGGAATAGATGAATTGCTAGATTTAAATAAATGTCATGAATGTGATTGTACATTTCTAACATTCGATTTGAATTTTGAAAGTATCACAGAGTCAAGAATGGCGGTGTAATCATGTGGCCAGCAATAATTTATGTCGTTTCTGTTGTTTTCTTCGCATGTTTATTTTACAAGCTTGGGAAAGATGGCGGGTATCGACATGATCTACCATTGGGTTTAACAAGGGAACGCGAAGGCAGTTTATGACAAGATAAAAAAGGCGTAATGCACCGTTGACCATAAAGCGTGGTAAGGAGGAAGTTATTATGACTGATATAAATATCATTTCAATAAGCGGTGGCAAAGACAGCACAGCTATGTGGTTATTAGCTCTTGAACGAAATACACCAAATTTAAAAGTAGTATTTTCAGACGTTGGTCATGAGCATCCAGAAACATATGAGTATATTGACTATCTTGAAAAAGAGTTAGGAGAGATCACGAGAATTAAACCTGATTTCAGTAAACAAATATTACACAAGCGTGAAGTTGTCGATACAAAATGGCGTAAAGACGGTGTATCAGAAAGTATTATTCGACAGGCATTAGAGATATTGGTGCCAACAGGAAATCCATTTTTAGATTTATGTATTTGGAAAGGCCGCTTCCCTTCAACTATGGCTCGTTTCTGTACTGTCGAATTAAAGGTTAGACCTATGTTCGAACAAATTTATGTACCCATTTTCGAAGCTGGAGACCATGTGATTAGTTGGCAAGGAATTAGAGCAAACGAAAGTATAAAACGGTCGAAGATGACTGAAAGAGAGGAAACGCCAGAGGGTTATACAATTTATCGACCAATATTAGATTGGGATGTTTACAACGTATTTAAGCAACATGACAAACACGGAATTAAACCAAATCCACTCTATACACAAGGAATGGGACGTGTTGGATGTATGCCTTGTATTAATTCTCGAAAAGAAGAATTACATGAGATTGCTTTACGATTTCCAGCTGAAATTGAGAGAGTGGCTAAGTGGGAGAAAATCGTTTCTAAAGCATCAAAGCGTGGATCCGCTACATTCTTTACAAGTGATGACAGAGGTCATGGAATTAACGAAGTTATTGAATGGTCAAAGACTTCTTATGGCGGTAAGCAATACGATTTACTAAAGATGTTGGAAGAAGCACCAACATGTTCAAGTCAATATGGATTATGTGAGTAAGTCGCAGTTCGATCATACGGTGAATCAAAAAGGAGAGTGATAACGGTGAGAGTGCTTGATATGTCAAAGGTGTATTCAAGTTACGAAAAACATTGTAGCGTATGCAATAAATTGTTCTTAATTGCCCCTCAACATATGTACAAGACATCTGATGCCAGAAGCAATGTTCATTATCAATGTAGTTATTCTCATTATAGAGAAGCTGGAGGAGATAGTGGAGTGTACGGTCATCAACAACTTCGTAAACCGAGGGCTAAAAAATGAATTATTACCTTTTCGAAGATGAATCTATTGAAGTGGATATGATGTTCACAGAATCAGAGATATATGATTTTATTGCTTATTGGAAAAGTGGTCACAGTGTTCAAAGGATTGCAGATTTATTAAAACGCAATCCTTTAGAAATTGGGTTGCTGGTAATTGATCGTGCAGAAGTTGGAGAAATAAAACAGAGGCCTTATGGAATATTTTAAAATCGAGGTGAAAATATGAATTTAGTACAGCCAATCAGAGACAAAGAATTACTTAAAGAAATGCGAAAATATTTCAAGGAACAAAATGAACGGAACTATCTGATGTTTCTGTTAGGTATCCATACAGGTTTACGTATATCGGACATTCTCGTTCTTATAGTTAAAGATGTGCAAGGTGCTAGCATCTTCATAAGAGAGCAAAAAACAAAAAAGACCAGAGAAGTGCAAATGACTTCTGAATTGAAAAGGGCTGTTAAATCATACACCAAAGGAAAACCAAGTGATGAGTACTTGATTAGGTCCAGGGAAGGGAAAAATAAGCCGCTTTCTAGAAGTATGGCATACAAAATATTAAACCAAGCTGCTGAAGAATTTGGGCTAGAACGAATAGGTACACATTCACTTAGAAAAACGTATGGTTATCATCATTATCAAAAATTCAAAGATATTGCAACGCTACAAGAAGCATTAAATCATATCGAGCCTGGTGTTACCAAGCGTTATATAGGCATACGACAGGATGACTTGAACAAACAACAAAGCAAAATTGATTGGTAAACATTATTTTACTAAACATATTAGTTCACTAAAAAAAGAACTTGTGTAATTGGTAAATTGAAACGTACACAAAACCTCACTACATGCCTGTTTGAGATGGGTGGTCATGTTCCACACAATATAGGTTGTAGCCAACCCAAAGGCTTATAAATTGGAAGTTAAAAGGATTTACAAGGCTTTATACGATATGGAGTGAGAAAAGATGAAAGAGAATAGATTTCGTCTGTTAGCATTAGCACGAGGCTTGAGTAAATCTGTATTTAAAAGACATTCGAATGAACAGTTGCTAGAAGAAATGCGATTTTTGTACCGTGATGAGGAGGGGTGAATGGTGAGAGACTTAACGAAAGAACAAATTGATTTAATTGCATCTAAAGTGATGGAGATTAATCGCAAACAACATGAAGCCAAAGAGAAGCAAGAAAAAGATATACGTCTTCGCAATACTAAATTGTTGCTACGTAACTATCATTCCTTTAAAAGATATATCGCGAGAACTAAAGTGGACCTCTGGGAGGATGAAGGAGTATCAGAAATTAGAGATTTGGTGTTGAATGGGGAAGACCTGGTAAAGTCAATTAAAGAATCAACTCAACGAACATTAGTTATGATTCAACATTTGGATCATGCTTTAGCCGCTCTGAAGTTTGTATGTGAGCAAGAGGATGACAATAAGGCATCCAGCAAACATTACCAAGTATTGAAAGAGCGCTTCATTGATGAGAAAGCTGTTGAAGATATAGCAGCTAATCATTTTATTAACAAGAGAAGTGTATACAAAACTATTGATGCTGCATCGGAACGACTTTCTATCATGTTGTTCGGAGTTTATGGAATCGATATAAAACAAGGGCATTTTTAGGGCATTTCATGAATAAACAGGGGCATTTTTTGGACATTTACAGGGGCACTATTAAATTATAAGATGATAGTGTGAGATAAATAGATTTGTAGCCTGTTTAGATAATTTCCCTTCATAAAACTACCACAAATTCTTTAATCCACTTTAAAGTTTGTGGTAGTTTTTGTTTGAATTTGACGAAAATATAAGATAATATGAATGGAACACGCGTTCTTTATAGGCTAAATGGTTTACCGATAACCCTGAATAATGTATGATTAATTTGATAATTTCATATATTTAAAGGGGATAAAGGTAATGATAGAAAAGAAAATTTTGAATGTTGCAAATTTCAATTGTACTTTCGGAAAAAAAAATGAGCCTTTACTTAATCATTTTGAGGATATACTTTTACCTGCTTTTCAAAAAGGACTAGTATACGAAAATAAACGAAACGGTAACAAATATTTGCTTGAGGATGTTGAATTAAGTATTAAAAACGGTATTTTTGTTTTAGTTGGATTGTTAGTCAAAAAGACACATCTCGATATTAAAACTAGGCACGATAGTAAAGGAGTGCTGATGCCAACAAACGAGAAGATTCCATCAGATCCTTTTTCATACTTTATAATTAATTTAAAGAATCATAGAATGGCACTAGTGAAAAATCAAAAAGGCAGTCCAACTGTGAATGATTTTGATAAAACGGCGTCCTATATTTTGGAATCATTTGTGAAACAACATAATGATGGTGAGGAACGAGAAGAAAATAAATTACCAGTTCCCAACTTGAATGTAGTTACAATACCTTATGAAGGAAAAATTGAAGGAGAACTAAAAAAAGTACAAAAAATCGAGACTGCTGTACTAAGGTTTTACCCCCTCAACGGTGATATTTCACCTAACAGTTTATTTAATGAACTGAGAGAAATGTTGACTGAAGTTGATAGTAAAACTGGAAATACACAAATCAATAACCCTAAAAACATAAAAAAAATGGCTGATATATTGAAGGATACAAAAGGAACCGTAAAACCAACGTTGAGGGTTATTTATGGTAATGGAGCCAAAAGGACATTGCGAGATAATGATTTTAGTGAAAGTACAAAAATCGATGTAGATAATAATCTTACGTTTCACGAAAACATGGATGTAATTTCAGGGAAAGTTATTAACCAGGAAGAGTATAATGAAACAAGCGGAGAGAACAATACGATTTATCAAAGATTTTTTTCTAAATTGGAGAACCTCTTCAACAATAAAATAGGAGGATAAAATGAATGATAATAAAACTCACTTTTTAAAGGCTATAGATGATATCTTAAAAGATAATACATCCTTTAAATTACTTTTAAATAGTTTATCTTGCTTGAAGCTGTCATTCAAAAGGTTAATAAGCCTTATTATAATATGGCTGATAATTTATTGTTCTTATATATCTTTTTTGGTGAACTACATCAACGGAGTTGAATCTTCAAAAGAAATACTTAACAGCATTTATGTTGTAATAATTCCGATATTCACAGTTATTATTACCGGATATTCCATATTTCAAGCTCTAACAAATGGTAGAACGTTAATGGCTTTGTTGAAAGCAAGTGATAAAGAAAGAAGTAAATTTCAAGAGTACAATTATTTTTTCTTTTCAGTTTCAATGCTTTATTTATTTATAATAATAACAAACTTTATCTTAAGCATCATTTTAAGTAGTTTACCTAAAGATTGGTATTTTCCATATTTCACAAGCAGTGTAAACAACCAAATTTTTTCTGTACTTATCACCACCTATATTGTTTTTGTATTGAATGCTCTTATAGAAATGAAGTCATTTATATATAATCTATACCAGTTATTTTCAAGCCATGCTGTAGCCAGTGCCATTGATCAATTGAAAAAAGACGATTAAGCATCTCTCTGGAGGTGCTTTTTATTATGCATATAGGTGATGGTCATTCTTGAATACTGATAAGTCAGATCGAAAAAGGGAATGGTGATCACAACTTATCTGTGAGCTATCACTTGAATAGTAAATAGCTATTAGACAAAAAAAATATTATCAATCAGGAGTCTTGCAGTATTCGAACAGACCTATTAGTGGCAGACGTGTTTCTCCACCAACTAAGAAAGGGTGAGTTCAAGGTAATGCATGTATCACCAGAACGAATGCAAGAACTCATCGCAATCATTCGTACAGGCAATCGATTAGCATTCTATTCATCTAAAGAATGGAAGCACACTCGTAATGAAATACGTAAGCGAGATAATGACGAATGCCAAGAATGCAAACGACAAGGGAAAGTATTCACATACAAAAGTGAACCAGGCAAACGTAAACGATTAGATGTTGATCACATTAAAGAGCTGGAAGATTATCCGGAACTTAGCTTGACTATGGACAACCTTGAAACGCTTTGCATTCGTTGCCACAATAAAAAACATAATAGATATCAGAAGCAAGAACCAAAATGGAATGATGAATGTTGGTAGGTACCCCCGGCCTAAAAGTTTTGCAAATAGTTGGGGAACCTCTCAACGGTAAGGGGTATCGATTCCGAACATTTATCATGAAATCTCATGAAGGGGGGGGTAGGTATGGGTTACACAATAGGAAAATTAGAAAAAGAGCTCCTTTCAAAAATTGACACAGACAGTCAGAAAGAGCTCGAGAAGATAAAAAGGTATATTAATCTAATTAAGCTTTTTTACGAATTGGATAAAAGTATTAAACAAAATGGCGTTATGGTTACCACTGAAAATGGATCGCAAAAATTCTTAAAACCTAACCCCGCCATTCAAGAGAAAAATCGAATCAATACGCAATTACTTTCGCTTGAACGCTCGTTTATATTCGTGAACACAGACGAGATGCTGGATGGCAGTGATCTTCTGTGATAAGAAACAAGCACGTCGATCATTATATACAACGCTGGCGTAATGGAGAAATCATTTTTAACGAGGAACGGGTCATGCTCGTAAAATGGTTAGAGAAAGATGTTCTCACAAGAGAAGATTTATATTTTGATGAAGAACAAATAGCAAACAATATCGAGTACAGCGAAAAGTATTATTTTTCTTTAGATGATTGGGAAAAATTTTTAATTGCTTTCGAGTTTTTGAAGTTCATAGAAGATGATGAATTATTCTTTGAAGAATTCTTTATCACAATGGGCCGTGGTGGTGGAAAAAATGGATACATTAGTACACAGGCTGACTATTTCACCAGTCCTTTACACGGAATCGATAACTACGATGTATCAGTAGTAGCTAACTCTGAAGATCAGGCGCAAATGAGTTTCATCGAAGTTTACAACGCGAAAGAAAAGCATCAAAAATTGAAGAAGTATTCCGATTTAACGAAAATAAAAATCACGAATAAAGTAACGAAAAGTGTTTTCCGTTTCCGAACTTCTAACGCTTCCACAAAAGATGGTGGACGTGAGGGTTGTGTAGTTTATGATGAAATTCATGAAATGGAAGATAGAGAGGTAGTAGATGTATTCTCTGGGGGGCTTGGAAAAGTCGCACATCCTAGGGAATTTTTTATTGGGACAAATGGTTTTGTGCGTGAAGGCTTTTACGACAAATTAATGGAGCGTAGCATTGCTGTCCTTAAAGGTGAGAGTGAAGCAGACCGAATCTTCCCTTTCATTTGTAAGTTAGACGATTCGAAGGAAGTTGAGGATGAATCAATGTGGGAGAAAGCGAATCCTGCATTTGAAAAGCCAATGAGTCTTCGGGCTAAAAGACTTCTGAATAAAGTAAGAAAACAATATTTAGCATTAGAAAACAATTCAGGTGGACGAACTGCTTTCATGACAAAACGTATGAACTATCCTGAAACTGATTTAAATAAAACAGTTGCTTCATGGAATGATATTTTAGCAACAAACAGGCCGTTCCCTATTTTGAAACATCGCACAGCAGTTGGCGGCCTTGACTTTGCAAGTATAAAAGACTTTGCGTCTGTTGGTTTGCTATTCAAGGTAGGAAAGGATTATGTGTGGAAAACCCATTCGTTTGTCCGTCAAGGATTCTTAGATGTAACCCCCTTAAAAGTACCTATTAAAGAGTGGGAGGACTTAGGCTTACTTACCATTGTGGACGAACCCGTTATTAATATTAAACATATTGTAAATTGGTTTGTCGAAATGAGAGAAATATACGGATTCAATACAATAGTAGCTGATACATTCCGATTAGATTTAGTTAAAACAGCATTGGAAGCAGAAGGCTTTGTCTTGCTCTATATACGTAATCCTAAAGCAATCCATTCTCTCTTGGCTCCTAGAGTTGAAACGATGTTTGCTAACCATAATATTATTTTTGAGGATAATCCTCTTATGCGATGGTTCACAAATAACGTGTACGTAAAAATCAAAAAGGATGGAAACAAAGAGTATTTGAAGAAAGATGAAGTGAGAAGGAAAACAGATGGATTCCAAGCACTTATACATGCTCTTTGGCAAGCTGACAACGTCCTTGAAGATGAAACTGATATTAGTGGTTCATTAGATATTTTAGATGCACTGAATTTTTAGGGAGGGAGTGAATATGTAAATATGGGATGGTTAATCGATAAACTAAGCAAAAATAAAGAAATCAAATCGATGTTTGATTTGGATTTTTACGAAGAGCCTACACATCGTGCTTACTTAAAAAAAATGGCACTTGAAACATGTATAAACTTTATTGCACGATCTATATCATTATCTGATTTCCGAGTCATGAAAAACGGAAAGCGACAGTCTAACGATTGGGATTATTTATTAAACATCAGACCTAATACAGATCAAAGCGCAGCTGATTTTTGGCAAGATTATACTTTTAAATTAATACATGAAAATGAAGCGTTGATTTTCTTAACGGATAGTAATGATTTATTAATCGCAGATAGCTTCGACAGAGAAGAGTACGCTGTTTATCCGGATGTATTTAGTAATGTAACTGTAAAAGATTATACATTTAATCGTAAATTCAGAATGGATGAAGTTATCCATATTACTTATAACAACGAGAAACTAGAAACTTTTATGCAAGGTATGTTTGAGGATTATGGCGATTTATTTAATCGAATGATTGAAATACAAATGCGTAGTAATCAAATACGAGGCACAGTTGATATTGAATCTACTCAATCACTGGATACTGAAAATCAGAAAAGGTTACAAGGTTTTATTGATAGGTTATTCAAATCATTTAAAAACAACACAATAGCCATCATTCCTAAGCTGAAAGGGTTCAATTACAACGAGGTTGCAAAAGGTGATAGTGATGGTAAATCTGTGGAGGAACTATCACGATTAAAACGTGATTTAGTCAATGAAGTTGCCAACATTCTCGGGATTCCTGTTTCTCTCGTTCATGGGGATATGGCTGAATATGATACAGCAATTAAAGCTTATATTAAATTTTGCACTGGTCCTTTGATTAAAAAAATATCAGATGAGCTGAATGCGAAATTAATAGATAAAGAAGATTACCTCAATGGCGAAAAAATTAAAGTGCAAGGAATTTCAGAAATGAATGCACTTGAAGTTGCAGATGCCGTTGATAAATTGCGAGCAAGTGGAGTGTATAACGGTAATCAAATTCGTGAGAAGTTGGGTGATGAGCCAGTGGATAATCCATTGCTTGAAGAGTATGTAATGACCAAAAACTATGATTCATCTAAAGGGGGTGAGAACAAAAATGAGAGGAATGAGTAAAGACGACTTTTTCAAGAGTTTTAAAAATCAATCATTTGTAGAACAACTGAAAGAAATTCCGCAAAAGTTTAATGTCGTCCACAATGAAGAAACGAAAACTACTAATATTACTATTTACGGTGTCATCGGTTTTTCTTGGTGGGATGAAAGTTTTTCCGCTAGTGATATCGATAAAGCATTGAATGAAGCCGGAAATAATGATGTTGTTATCAATTTAAATAGTCCTGGTGGCGATGCATTCGCTGGAATTGCTATTTACAATCGTTTAAAACGTCACGAAGGCAAAGTAACTGTTTATGTAGATGGTTGGGCATGTTCAGCAGCATCTTTATTCCCAGCAGCTGCAGATGAAACAATTATGGGTGTCGGTGCAATGTTAATGATTCATCCGGCTTCTTCAGCCGTTTGGGGAACTAAAACCGAAATGCGTAAAGAAGCGGAAATACTCGATGAACTTGAGGAAGGGATCATTGATATTTACATGACTAAATCTAATATTAGTCGTGAAGAAATTCGTGCAAAAGTAGATGCTGAAACATGGTTTGGTGCTAAAAAAGCAGTTGAAATCGGTTTTGCTGATAAAGCAGAAGGTACAACTGAAGAAAACCCTGTAGAACCGACCAATTTAGTCGAAGAAAAGAAACGTATTATGAATGAATTAAAAAATTTATTAATACCAATCAATCAATCACAAGATCCTGTTCCTACTTCTGCAATAACTGTGGATGACAAAGGAAACGGATCTTTTAATTTACTAAAAAAATGGAGGTAACAAATTATGACGATGAAATTAAAAGGTACAATGGAGAATTTTGAAACTAAGAAACAAGCTTACATGAATGCGATGAAGAATGAGGACTCCACTTCTGATCAATTGGAAAATGCATTCAGCGAAATGTTTACTGCTTTACAAACTGATTTAACTGAACAAATTACTACAGATGCTCGAAATGAAGTGCATGATTCACAAGTTCTAGCTTCACGAGGTCAAAATGTATTAACTTCCGCTGAGAGAAAATTCTATAACGAAGTAATCGCAAGCGGTGGTTTTGCAGAAGATACAATTCTTCCTGTTACAACACAAGAACGAATTTTTGAGGATTTAATTGGAGAGCATCCTTTACTAAATGTTATCGGATTAAAAGATCTAGGGGCAGTTACTCGCTATATTTATTCCGATGCAAATAAAGCTTATGCTTGGGGCGCACTTTTCGGTGAAATTAAAGGACAAGTTTCTGCAGCATTCCGAGAAGAAACTATTTCTCAACTTAAATTAACGGCATTCGCAGTCATTCCAAAGGATATGTTGGAATTAGGTCCAGAATATGTTGATCGTTATGTTCGTGCTCTGTTAACAGAATCACATTCCGTTGGTCTTGAGCATGGTTTTATAAATGGTCGTGGTCCATCACAAAATGAACCAATCGGATTGATGAAAGATGTTGCAGAAAACGGAGCCGTTACTGATAAAGAGTCAAGCGGAACATTAACTTTTTCACCATCTGAATACGGTGAAATCGTAGCTGGTGAGTTACATGGTGTAATTAAAGGATTATCCGTTGATTCAAAAGGTAATTCTCGAAAAGTATTGAATGAAGTTGTTATGTTAGTGAATCCAGTAGATGCGATTTCGGTACAATTCCGTAATACAATTCAAACTTCAAATGGTCAATGGGTAACTTCATTGCCATATAATATTGATCCAGTGGAATCAGAAGAAATTCCGGTTGGGAAAGCTTTGTTCTTTGTTAAGAATGCTTATTTAGCAGCTATTGCTGGCGGTGTTAAAATCAACAAATTTGATGAAACACTTGCTATTGAAGATGCACGCTTATATACAATGAAACAATTTGCAAATGGTAGACCAAAAGATAACAACACAGCTCGCCTTTATGATTTAGATATCAAATTCGGCTTTGGTACAGAACCAGAAACTCTTTAAAATAAGGGTTTCTTTTCTTTAAAAAAACTAGGAGGTATTTAAATGGATAAATACAAAGTAGTTCGTGAATTCAAAGATACAAAGCATGATGGACACGTTTATGCAGTTGGTGATACTTATCCGAAAGAAGAAGCGAAAGCGACTAAAGTAAGATTGGAAGAATTGTCGACAACGAAAAACAAATACAAAAAAGTTTATATTGAAGAAGTATTAGCTCCTAAAGATAAGGAGTGATTTCATGAATGAGCAAGAAAAGGTTGAATTGTTGGATGAAGTGAAAAATTATTTGCGTATCACTTGGCATGAAGAGGATGCGGATATTTCCAAAATGATTGATCGTGCTATTTCTTATTTTAAATCAATCACTGGAACGAGTGTAGACTTTGTACAAGATGGACAAAACCGTCAATTGTTATTAGATCGTTGTCGCTATATGCGTAATCATGTTATTGAGGAATTTGAAGAAAATTTCCAATCTGAAATTATTAATCTGCAGTTTAGGATATATCAAGTTGTGGAGGAAATAAAAGATGGCACAATACAGCGCATTGAATGACGGTTTTATTCAGTTTGGCACAAAGGAAACGAAGCGATCTGAAAAGGGCAAACGAATAGGCGATGTTTTCATTCCGCAAGGGCGATTGGCTTATGAAGAAATGTCTCGTAGGGATGAGGATTATCAACTGGCTCAAATCATGTCAAAGTCATTAGATATTAAAATAAAGACACTCTTTCCTCCACAGTTGAGGAATGTGAACAAAAGTAAGTTGACAATGGTATTAGATTCAACTGAATACAATGTTATCAAATGTGATTCAGATGGACCTAAAAACTATCTGTTTTTTTATCTCCAGGAGGTGGGACCGGTTGAGCAAGATTAAGGCTTACATGAGCAAACAGATTGATGAAATGCGAAAAGCTTTGGATACGTTCGACATTCCCATTTTTGAAGATGAAATCGCAGAAGATGTAGAGGGAAAATTATATCGAAATGGTTATCATTGCTTTGTCTATGAAACTTTAAACATCTCAAATAACAACGATCTAAAGAGCCTTACACAAACTGTAGCAATCTATTATTATTCGGAAAATCGAGATGATTTAGATGAGCGCACAGTGGACATTATTCTCTCTCTAAGAAATGTGACTGGTTTTTCGCTAAATAGTACGATG